TTTAATAAGATCGTCGAAATAATACTTGACGTCTTTTTAGGCAATTGGGACGAGGCGTTTAATAAGGCAAAGGACATTGTAACAAAAATCTTTAACGACATTAAGCAGTTTTTCGGGAATATCTTTAATTTTTACAAGCAGATATTTACTAACGGCTTAAACGCTATCAAGAATGTTGTTTCAAATGTCCTTGACAATATCAAGCAGAAGTTTACAAGTATTTTTGACAACATCAAAAACAAAGTAAGCAATATAATAAACGCCATAAAAACAACCATTACAAGCGGGCTTGACAACGTCAAAAACACCGTAACAAACCGCTTGAACAATATCAAGCAGACGTTTACAAACATTTTCGACAATGTGCGAAACGTTGTAAAAAATGCCATTGACAAAATAAAGTCATTTTTCAATTTCAATGTATCGTTGCCGCAAATCAAATTACCGCACTTTGCTATTAGCCCGTCCGGCTGGAGCTTGGGTGACTTGCTCGAGGGCTCTATCCCGTCGCTGGGTATTGAATGGTACGCAAAAGGCGCGGTAATGAAAAAGCCGACCGTATTTGACATTGACCCCGAAGCAGGCACGGCAAAGGTAGGCGGCGAGGCAGGCGAGGAAGCCGTCGCACCTATAAGCGTATTACTTGACTACATACGGCAGGCGGTACGCGAAATTGTAGTGCCGACGACCGACGCGGGCAAGCCGAGCATTAACATTGACGTTTCGGTTAATATCGACAAGATAGAAAACAAGACCGAAAAGGACATTGACGACTTTATAGACCTTATCATGTATAAGATCGAAAGCAAAATAAGACGAAAGGGAGTTGTATTCGGATAATGCAAAGATTACCGTATCTTTACTACAAGGGAAAAAACTCCCTTGAATTCTCTTTGTATATCAAAAGCAAAGGCACATACAACGCCGCCGAGCGCGACTTTGAATTCGTTAGCGTTCCCGGGCGGAACGGCGATTTGATACAAGACAACGGGCGATACAAGAATGTTTCGATACCTTACGAACTTGCATTACTGAAAAAAGACGCGCGAACATTCAGCGATCTTGCCGACAGTATAAAAGATTGGTTATCCGTCGGCGGCGGATATAATGTGCTATGGGATAGTTACAACCCGCGATATTTCCGCTATGCAGCGGTAGAGGGCGGCGTCGATATTGCCGAAGAACTCACAAACTACGGCGAAATGTCCTTGACGTTCAATTGCAAGCCGTACCGCTATTCATTCGACGGACAAAAGACAATAACCATACGTCAATCAAGCACACAGATATATAACCCCGAGAAGCTGACCGCAGCGCCGTACATAAGAATATACGGCAACGGTAATATAACGCTATCAGTAAATGCAGTTACAAACACATTTACGGGCGTTTCGGGGTATGTGGAAATAGACAGCGAGATCATGAACGCATACAAGGGCTTAACACCCCTTAATAACATCATGACGGGCGACACGTTCCCGACGTTTGCGCCGGGGGCTAACACTATAACGATAACAGGCAACGCGACAAAAGCCGAAATTGTGCCGAGGTGGTGTACGATATGATACCAATTCTTTATAAAAAGGACGACACAAACTACACCCGCAACGGCGCGGGATTTCTGACCGATATTATATCTTGTGACGTTACCGAGGAACGTAACGGCGCTTACGAAATGACGTTTGAATATCCTGCAACGGGCTTGCACTATTCGGATATTGACGAGGGCGACGTGATAAAGGCAAAGGCGAACGAAACAAGCACCTTGCAGCTTTTCCGCATATACGCGCATAGCAAGCCGATAGACGGCATTGTGACGTATAACGCCGAACATATATCATACGACGCTAACGGCATACCGCTTGTTGCACTTGCCGCAAAGTCAACCACGGCACAAGCAGCGATCAACAGAGCTATAAACGCAGGCGCATTTGAAAGCAGCTTTACGGCGTGGAGTGACATTTCGACGCTGAACAGCATTGACATTGCCGAGCCGTGTTCCTTGCGTGCCGTTCTCGGCGGACAGCAGGGGAGCGTATTAGACGTTTGGGGCGGCGAATATGAATTTGACAATTACGTTATAAAGCTGCACGCCCACAGGGGAGCAGATCGCGGCGTTACGATCGAATACGGCAAGAACTTGACCGACATTCAGCAGGAACGCAACATAACAGAAACCTATACACATATATTCCCGTATGCTATATACACCGAGGAAACCACCGACGC